CATTTGAAAAGAAGTATAATGGCAGGTTTAATCAAGTTAAAAGCATTAGTTAACTTGTTTGAAGAGAGATATAGAGATCCAGAATTGAACCTTTTAAATATATCGATGAATATAAGCTTGGCCTGGTGTATGGAATATTCAGTAATGATGAGCTGCTATATATAGGTAAAGTTACAGGGAAGACTAGAGTCATTTACCATAGAATGAATGACCATTTTATTATCCCTGCTGATTTATCTTATACAAGAGCAAAAGGTGTCTGGTTTAAAGAACCTACTCATTTTGTGGCATGGGCAATTCCTGATGAAAGCTTTTTTGAAGCCAGCGCTTTAGAGGAGTATCTAATTTATAAACAGAAGGGTAAAGTGATTGGTTATAATGCATAGCGGAACTGAACTAGTCATTTCAGTTCCGTTTTAAAGCGCTTATATGGCTTTTATTTAGCTTTTTCGGCTAAATGCTGCAAACGATTTAATTCTGCAGTTGAGACCTGTGATAAGACACCTTTAGACTCTAAAATTTGTGTAACTCTAATTTCAATACTAGAGCTCAGCTCACCATCACTATCATTTAGGTCCGTTTCTATCCCCTCAATCATTTTGTTAAATAATGGTTCAAACATTAATTGTGAAACTGTTTCAATCTCTTTTGCTTGATGATCTTTTTTGAGCTCTTCATAGTTTTCTTCAGGTACTATCATTGCAGAATTAAGAAGTAATTGAGGAGGTATAAAGATAGTTTGAAGTGAATTTCTCAATGTAATACCGCCTTCATCAATATCTGTTATTTTATATAAATTAGACCCAGCATTACTACCTGCGCCTGTATATACAATATAGGCATTTCTACCGGCTACAGCTTCTAATTTTCTTTTAAGTTTTTTGTATTCATTTTTCTTTTGAAGAAAATCTTTAAGATAAAATGTGACCGCAACCGAGGTAACAGTTGTAACAACTGCAAACAATATCTTTATGTAATCAAATTCCAATGTGAGATCCTTTTATGATAATAAGCTTAAACGCTTGTATAGCGGTAAACTTGAGTAGTTATACTTGAACAAAGCAAAAAGCCAGCATAAATTTGTCCGTTGATTGCACCCGTTAGAAGCTTTTACCAAAATTACATGTTTCTGCTGAAAATTTCTTTATTTTACTAGGTGTGTAAACTAAAACTCGATTTCCACCTAAAAAGAGCACACTTTCAGCTTTGTCACTCCAAGTGTCGGTACACAAATGACTAGAGTTGAAATCAGCCCATAATGCAAAGTTTTTGATTAGGAATTCTTTTTTAAAGGTTAAGTTAGCGACACTACTTATAAAAAATGATGACAGAAAGATTACAATAAAGCTAACACCCATGACCTTTAGTACTTTTTTAACAGGGATAGGTAAAACTAATAATAAAGGAAATATACCGCCCCAAAGCATAAAGATAACTAACATTGTATTCCACAAATTAGCCACTATAGTTTCCTGATAAATAATACCAAATGGGGTGAACAAAAAGGCAAGTAATGTATAAGTGATCCCTAAATTACTAGCATCAACATAAAACATTTCATTTAATAAAGATGCTGCCCACTTCTGGGAATAAATTACATAAGCAAATGAAAACCAAGAGAGAAGAATAGCAAAATGCCATTTTCTGAAATTAATAACAATGGCTTGTCCTGTTTTTGAGTATGCAAACCATAATATTACCCCTATAAATGGAAGTAATCCTGTGTAAAAAATAGTTATGGCTGATATTAGGCCGCTTGTCGTAAGTAAAGTTAAAACAATTAAACAAACCCATGTGACTAGTAGAATTGAGTAAGGGGATTTTAATTTTTCTATCAAAGTACAAATATCCTTATATTATGAGTTTCTATTAATAGCAAATAGTGTAGATTATTGCTAATTATAAATATCATGCTAGGGGGTAGTTATTTTATCATGTAAAAAAGAGGAAAGTTTCTTCATAGTATCGCTTGTATAGTCGCGACTGAGATAACCATAAACTTCAATATCGGCTTCTTTCTCTTAGTTCACCCACTCAAGATTTAACTACTCCACTATCGGCTCTAACTTACTGCTTAATCCTTTGGCTTCACTATTATAACCAACAAAGTCGGCCATTTCTGTTGGGGTTGGTAACGGTGAGTTATGGGTATGAGTTGATAAAGTTTGGTTCATTTTTTCGACCAGGCTTATTAAATCAAGCAGTACTTGCGCTACGTTGACTGAGCTATCCCCTAACCACACTGTTTTCCCTTCAACCTTTGCCAGTTCGGTTGCTTTAGCGTGCAAAGTTTTGAGTGTTTCTAGGTTCATGTTCTCATGTGCTTTAATATCTACCTGTTTTTTACTGCCAAGTAACAACCCTTCTAGCGCTGTGAACAGTGCTTTTTCACCTACTACTGTTTTTAGGGCGCCCATTACTTCGGTTATTTGGTTGCCGTCAATTTTTAGCGTGTCGTGTGCATCTATGCTGCAGTTGCGTTGATGGTAAATTTCTTCGCGGTTGCGCGATTTAATTTTACTGGTATCACTTGTTTGGGTTATGTCGCCGTCGGTTGTGGTGTGCCAGTTGCCGTCGCGGCCTTGTAGCTTACTTCGGCTATTTTGCTGTAGCGTTATGTCGGTGCGTTTGTGCTCTGGCACTAAGCTTTGCCAAGGTAATAAGCTGGTGATCACGGGGTGGCTGTTTAGGCCATCGATGTACTGTATTAAACACTGCATGCCTGGCATTGGCTCGTTTAGTAATCCGTGATCGGACGCTTGGCCTGTGCCGAGTGTTACTTGCTGAAATATAGGCACAGCTAATGGCTCGCCTGTGAGCGGGTTTAATAGTTGTACGTCGGCGGCTTTTAGTGGCCTAAAGGCACTGCTAATTGTTGCGGTCGCGGGTATGTCGTAAATGCGTTCAATACGCGCGAGCTGGGGTAAGTGTTTGCGTTGCCCAAGCTCTGGAAAGTAGCGCAACACTAAGCGCTTTATAGCGTTTTTGACCATCTGATCACCTGTTTGTTTTCGCTAAGTGTTACTTCGGTTATGAAGCGGTTATTTAATTTTATGCCTGGTCTTAGTTTGGGTGTTGCTACTATCGAGCCTGTATTTGCGCCGGTTACTTTTATTGGGTGTTCTTCAAAGTCGGCTATCTCGCTTTGCGGCCAACGTGAGTCGTGCCAACTGCCAACGTATACTTTACCGTCGGGGCGTTGTTGAAATATAAAACCAGGAATACTAAATACATGCTCGCACTGGCGCAGTGCTTCAATGCCTGTGCCTTGGTGATAAAACGCGGGCACGGGTGTGTTTGAATAATCACTGTCTGGGTAAATAAACTCTATACCTATGGTGCTTAATGCATCGCATACGTTAGCTAATGTGACATGACGTATTGCAAAGTTATGAGGGAACGATAATGCGCCTATAAGTTCTCGGCAGGTTAAAAACCAGCGACCATTACTTTGGTGCTTTGCTTCAATCACGCCTAAAAAATACGGCTGCATGTTATCAATAGCATAGCCTATATGTAACTCAACTAAACCTTGTGGCTCTTGCTCTGTTACCACTACAAAGCTTGCACGGCCTGTACTGTACAAGTCGAGTTGAATATTATCGCTCACTAAATTGATGACGGGTTCGCCACCAATAGTGAGGGTTTTAATTAGCCGGCTGCTGCTCATGGTCCTTCGCTTTTATCAAATGCATTTTGTACTGTGGCATGACCGTCTACCGCTTGGGTTTGGCTGTTCTCTTTTGCTTTGCCATCAATTTGCTGTTGATTACGCTCTGCAGTAGAAAGTACTTCTAGTAATTTGAATGTTACTTGCCAGGCTTTAACGTCTTCGAGTTCAGTGGTATTTACTTCACCATCAAATTTGGCTTTACGTATTTTATAGGCCTCAGTTACGTCGCTGTTAATGGTAAAAATTAAACGCGCGCCATTTTCATCCACTTGCTTTGCATTACTCACAAGCTCGGCTAATTCGCTGGCATTAACAAACGGTATTTTGGTGGTGATTGAAACAACGCCAGGCTTAATGCCTTTATCGTTTGATAATGTAAACGAGCCCAAGCCGCTTAAGTCGTCGCTGGGTAATTTTATGCCACAATTTATACGCGTTTCGTAGCCTGGTACTTGCCAACCATTAAGTGTGATCATGCGAATAACTCTTTAATCGTTTTAATATTTTCGCTACTACCTACAAATGCACAGTAAGCCCAATGCTTATCGTTATTACCAAGGGTTTGTATTTGCTGTGCAAGCCCTCGGGCACTTTGTGCATTACTGTTCGTTACCGTTAAGTTGCCACACGTTACAAATAGTGAGTTAGTTAAACGCTGATCCCGCTTTGCTTTTAATTGCGTCGTAAGTGTCAGGGCTGTATCAATATCTGTAATTAGGTTTGCACCTTCGTCATTAACCAAGGCTAAGCTTTTATCGCTGAAAGCATTAGCAAGTGCCGGCAGTGCACAGCAATTATTAATGTGTTGCCACTCTATTGATTGCTCTGTGGTAGGTAAGCGCATCTTGGCTGTATCGAGCGTTGATAAACTCAACGCATGATCCGCAGTATGGGTAAACACAGCTAAGGGGCAATGTTGGTTAAACTCGGCTAATTTATTAGCAAGTTGTGCAGGAGTAGTTGCACTGCAACTGAGTATGACGGCATTAAATGCACTTGGCCGCTGTTGGCGGGTCGCGTCATTTATTGCAGCTGCCAGCAATGTGCTACCCGCTGCCCCTGTTATTAAACTTGGCGTTTGGTAACTGTTAAGTGAAATAACATTGACCTGCGTACATGCCGCGTTAAGTGCTGCCCTACTTTGGGTATTAAATGAATGTGGTATTTGCATACTATAACGCTCACCCTATTAGCAATGCTTTATACTTGGCATAAGCCCATACAAAAAACCACATAGGGTAAGCCTTCCAAAGTGCTACACCTTCACTTTTAAGCAATGTAAAAAACTCGCGGTGTGGGTGTTTACGCCCTGCTTTTAATGCGTAATCGTGCCAAATTGCCGCTTTTAACCCTTTGCCGAATGGGTTATGAAACCAGCGCACATACCACGGCAAGCTAAAACCATCGGTTAAAAACGACTTATGCACTTCACCGAACTCAGTTTTAAGTGGCTCTAATAGCTGCGCTTTACCTGCGCTTATAAAGTTAAGTTTAATCTGCATTTCAATCCCTTTAAATTACAGAAAAATGACGTTCTGATAGCTCAAAAATATGGTTGTCATATTCAGAGTTAATAAGCTCTTGATTAACAATCCACGTGCCGTTTGTTTCAAATTTCAGCTTGAGTGTAAACACACCATCAATCACTTCTGCGGGCATTAATTGTACTCGGCCCGTATCAATGCGTTTAAAGGGCACTTTAAATTTGCGGTCAGGTATGGCGAGCTTACCTGTTGCAATAACGTCATCACTTGCTTGCGCTACAGTGTATTCATTTTCAGCATTCACGTAGCCTTTAAGCTGTCCAGCTACATTGTCAATAATGACGGGGATTAATACATCAACTGGCTTTTCTTCTAATTGCCATTCCCCACTTTTAAACACTGCCATCTCATTATCTGCAATCTCTGGTGGTGCTATCGTTACGTAGCGTGATTTTGGCAGTGCACCGCCTTGCGTATATGTGTATGTACCCGCAAAAATATTGTCTGCATCATATAAATATAAAATCATGGCTGTTTATCTCCAACTAGCTTGCACACACTGTTAAGTGGCGAGCCTGATAAATCAGGGGTGAAAAATAGGTAATCTTCTAGCACTGTATTAGTCTTATAAAATGCTGTTGCTGTTATAATAAATACATCACCGTTAATTTCTGCCAGTCGTGCTTGGCCTGTTATTTGTTCAGCCACCGAATTAGGTTTAAACACTCTAGACCAGCTTGTTGCACCGTCTTTCAGCAAAAATACGCCATCGTTATTTGCAACATACAAATCATTTGATGCAGTTAATAAAAAATCGATAAGCTGATTTAATGTTTGATTATTCCCAAAAACATCAGAGCGGTACGGAAGCTTTACCCATGAGCTTGCTGAATTTTTAGATATGTAATAACGTGAGTAATCGGATTTAGTTCCACCAAACTCTCTAGCACTGATTAAGCATGCACCATTTTTAGCTAAAATAATTGAAGATGCGTATGTTGTACCAAATACGCTGCTCGCGGTGCTTGATGGAATGTATGCTCTATAGACAGTTTCGGTAAAAGACGTAGAGTTTACAAAAACAACGTAGCTTTCGTTTATATAGTAAAAGCTAGTACCGTAACCCGCGCCATTTAATTTATTTTGATACCATGTTGGCTCGCCATTTTTTGCATATATAAATGAGCGATCACTAGAATAGATTCGGTTAGATGCACAAAACACATTATCGCCGCTTGGTGATACGTCCCAATATTCAAGCGCGGTTATGTTTGTGCCAGAATGCGTTTCATCAACCCACGTAGCACCGCCGTTTTTAGACACGAATGACATTAGACCGCTGCACGTTAATAGTGTTTGCCCATCGTCACTTGCTCTAATTATTGCGGGGGCATAGTTCGCTTTTGCACGTAACGAGCTAAATTCAGTAAACGTAAATGCTTGCCCGTCACTAGACGTTAATACCCCAACGGTCTCAGTTGTTGCTATGTATATATGCAAAACACCGCCAATCACTTTAACAGTGCTATTACTGTTCATGTATTCGCTAACATTGGCGTGTGTTATTTCGGTCGGGATAATGCTCGGCTCTATAAACTTACGCTCAAGCTTGCTTGCTAAAATCGGATAATCATTTACGAAATAAGGCAAGCCATCACAATCAAGTAATGGCAGTTCATTATCTAATTTAGGTTTAGCTGATAGCGTTACGCTGCCTATTTCAATTACTGATTGTTTAATCATGCTATCCACTTAAAACTCCCACACGTTATCTATTTTGTTGTACACAAATACACGCTCGTTTTTATCATCTGCAATGATCGTAACTTGGGTATCAATTGCGCCATCGGCTAAACGTTTGTACTTTGCATTATCAGCTGCTTTTAAAACGGGTTGACCATTACTGGCTCGCACTGAAAACCACTCGTTACCCGTCAATTCAGCAACTAACGGTGCGTTATAATTTGCAGAATCAATTACGTTGTGACGCTTTTTTAAATCAAGTACAGGTCGAGTAATAAACTTTTGATAAGCTTCAAACTCAGCAACACTTAAGAACTCCCCCTCTTGCACTTGCCATGGCAACGCGCTCAACGTGATACTTAAATCATCAGCAATATTTTGGCTACGCCACACAACACTTTTAACGCTGTAATTACCAACTACACTATCAACTGTTTTAGTCTTGGTTTGTAAGGCTGTCGTTACTACCGCAATTAGCACCTGCTCGTTGTTTGCTTTTGTTGCTATAACGCCGTACCAGTTGTATTCAAAATCGCCAATGTCGTAACCCATTACCGTACTTATAACAATCGTATTCCCATCAACTTTAGAGACCGCTTTAACTGGTTCGCTATGAACAATAGTTGCGGGGATAATTGTATTTGAGTCAATCGGTGCGGTATCGTCTTGTCCGTCAATATTAGCAAATACAAAGTGCGTAATGTTTTGCACCTCGTCGCCGGCAAATACAGCGTTGCGGTAATCTAAACCCGCATTGGTTATTTGTAATTGGCTCACCCTATTACCTCTTGGTCGTATTCAACGAGTCCGATTGCATCGGTTGTATCAACTGTTGCCATCGCACTTAAAAAGTAGCGGCGGCATGTACGCCCATACTGTTTAATTACTTCGTTTATTAGCGGCTCTTTGCCGTTAAATTCATCCTCAAGCATGGCTATTTCTACCATGTCCCAATCAAAGCCTAGTACGCGTTCGTTTACCTGAATAAAGCCAAAGCCCAGGCGTTTAAATATTTGCTCCATCCCCACGTTTGAACCCGCATCGGTTGCATTTGCGAACGCGTGTTTTACTCGCATACCATAAAGCTCTAAGCTTTCACCTGGCAGGCGGTTAATGCTGCGCTCCCATGCCAGTAAATCTAGAATAGCGGTTTGTGCATTCTCGCTGTGCTGCTGTGCTAACCACCAAAACAAATAGCTTTCTATTTCTTGCCAATAGCTTTGGGCAACGCTTGCAAGCGCTGTTGCATTTTTCTCTGTAAGCCAAATAGGCAGTTCGGGCGCTAAGTTATTACTCATTGTTTAGCACCATACTGCTAATAGCCGGCAACCACAGTTCGCAGTTAATATCGTCGTTTTCAAAACGAATTGTTTTAAGTTCGCTAAATTGTGTGTGTAACTCGGTGGCTAATTGGCTAAAGCTAAACAGCTCGTTAGGCGCGCATTTAGTTACGCTTTTATAAGCTGCATTTTGTCTAAATGCGGCACGTATAAATTGCTCAATATCGGCACTGCGATTTTGGGTGTTTGGGTGCTGTTGGTAGTTAGCCGCTATATCAAATGGCTGTTTATTAATAGCAAATACTTGTAAGTCGTCACCGCTGCCATGATTACCCGCCGCAATATGATTATTAATTTGATTGAGCAAGGCGGGGCTAATGTCACCTACATCTAAAAACACATAGGCATTGGCACTGCCTGGACCCCGTGGTGCATTTTTTTCAAATACAATGTTATCGACTGATATACCCGTAAAGGCAGAAATAATAGAGCGATACACCGCATCAACGTGATAGCTCCCTAATGACGAAAACGCATCACGTATACGCAAACGGTAGTTATCGTCGGTTTCAATATCTTGCCCCGCAGTGGTTAGCCAATCGGTATTATTTGTAGCAGTTAGGTTTTCAATATCTGAAATAACACGCACATAATAGCCGGCGGCTAAATTGTAGCTTTGCCCTGTTTTATCTGCTTGTACAGGCACATTGTGCGTTGCTTCACCCACTGCAAAAACTTGGTCGTATAAAGTGAACACACGATACACCTGGCCATTTATTGGTAAGCTTTCAATAACGGTACCTGCAGGAAGAGTTAACTCGGTGTCAGTATCAGCTCGGGTAAACGCAATAACACCGCGTGCTTTTACTGCGTGTAACTTGCGTGTTTTACGCCCTTCGCCGTGCTGCTCTAACCACTTATCTTTAGCAAGCATCACAAACGAGTTAGGCATTACATGCGTAATTAAGCTATTGATAAGCTGCTCGGCAGGCTCAACCATGATTGATTTTTGCAAACGAAAAAACGGGCTAAACGTACTCGTATTACTTACCGTAAATTCGCCCTGGTCTACATGCTTTTGCCAAAGTGCTTGCAGTTCTTCATTGGTTACGGGAATGCCAGCATTGGTTAGTTCTTGCTTAAATATTTGGGTATAGTCCATTAAATTGCCCCTTCAATGGTATGGGCCGTTACGCTTATTTCACCCGTTAGCTGCTTAATCACTTTTATGGTACCGGGTATTAGTCGCTCGTCTTGTTCAACGATCAGTTCTATTTCGGTAAGTACTTTTGCAACAATATTTTTATTGCGCAGACCAATAAGCTCAGTGAGCTTTCGACTCTCGATTATTCGGTGTTTTATGTCTTGTGCTATCACATCGCTGTTAGTTAACTGGCTTGGCACGGCAAAACCATCAAGCGCAATGTCGTTATCTATGATGTTTAAATCAATATTTATCGTTGCCATTAGCCTGCTAACTCCATCAGTTGTTCAATACTGTTGATTGGGTCGTCTGACTTAACCGTTAAGTTGTCGATATACACGCGCTTGCTGTGATCGCGATTACTATTTTGTGTATTACTGTTGTTGTTCGTTAAGCTTTGTAAGTAAGCCGACTTTTGTACTTTTGGCTTATAGGCTGTTGCTTGCTGCTCAACACTTATTTGATTTGCTTTTTCGGCATTGTCGTTTGCTGCAGCAACCGGAAAAGCACTGTTTATTAATGCCTGGCTACGCGCTAATGCTTGAGGGTTTGCGCGAGCATTTATATCAGTAGGCACAGGTGGTAACTGCTGACTGGTAAACTTAAATGCATTAATAGACGCCTCACGTTCAGTGAGTTGTGCAGGCTGAGTTTTATGTTGGTTTGTAAAATACGCCGCGTCATTGGCTGCAGGTACGTTGGTTGGTAACGGTGAAGTTGCTTTACTAATGTTGTCGCTTGTAGTGACAACATCTGTTTTTATTTTAGCTTCGGTTTCATCAATTAGACCAAGTGCCTCAAGCACCCACTTAACGCTGTCTATCACGTCATTAAATGCCGCTTTTACAACATCAAAAACACCCATAAGGGCTTTGCCCCAAGCAGTTTGCGAAAACGCAGCTACTAGGTCATCCCAGTAATAGATTAAAGCCGCCACCGCTGCAATAAGTGCCATAACACCTAATACAATCCAGGTGATTGGGTTAGCCAATAATGCGGTATTAAATAACCACGTGGCGGCTTGGCCTGCGAGCATAACGCCTTTAAAGGCACCAAAGGCAATAGCAGCGGCACCAACGGTGGCGATCAGTGACAAAAAGCCTAGTACACGCAACGCGATGAGTGCGCCTTGCCATAATTTAGTTATGACTGTTAAACCCATCGTGAGCGCACCACTTGTTACCAGCGCCATTTTGTATAGGCCCATCGTAAACATGACCACGCCATATATAGATATAAGCGCCACAATGCCCACTACGAGTGTTGCAATAACACTGGATAAAATAGGAAAGCGCTCAGTTAGCGACACAATGCCCGCAAAGCCTGCTGCCAGTAATTCAACGAACGGTTCAACAACGGGTAATAATCGACTGCCCATTGCCGTGGCCGCCGCATTAAACGAGCCGCCTAATCTATCCCACGGGCTTGCAATAATTTTTGCCATTTCGATTGCTTTGGAACTGTCTTGTACGTTTTCGAACTTAGTAATATCTGCATTAAGACCTTGTACCTTTTCACTAAGAACGTTCACCGCTTTAGCACCTTGTGCCCCAAATATCTCAGTAAGCACGCCTAGTTTATCAACAGAGCCTATCGACGATATTTTACCGTTAATTTTTTCTAACACAGCGTCAACGGCGAGCATGTCGCCGTTATCGGTGGTCAATTTAAGCCCTAATACTTTTTCAGCTTTGCCAATACCTTGGATAAACTTCTCAGCTTGAGTACCCGCAACAGAGCCCGATTTAGCAACCAATTGTAACTGCCCGACCATTGCAAATTGCTGCGCTGAACTTAATCCCACGCTAGTCGCTGTATTGCTCAAGTTTGAAAACGCGGCTTGCATTTCTGCACCCGTGGTTTTGTATAGTTGTACTGCGGTAGCCGTTTGCCCTGCTATTTGGTTTACCCAATTAGACTTACCCATTTTATTGGCGGTTTTTTCAAAGATGCCATACATGGTACCCATATAACTGGTGATAGTGCCGGCATCGGCTTTGGTTGCTACAGCAAGTATATTTGAGGACTTGGTAAACTCAGATAACTCAAACCCACTGAGCCCCGCAATGGCTGATTGAATATCGTAAGCACTGCGCACAAACTCGGCTGAGTTACCGCCAAATTCAAAACCAAATTTATAAGATGTTTTAGTAAGTTGTTGCAGTGCGTCGTCGGCAACGCCCAGTGATTGCACTTCACCCAAAGCAGCAACATGATCAATAGCGGGCGCTAATGATTTTGCCAAGGCATAACCACCGCCAACGGCCGTGGCTGCGCCGCGCATCATTTGGTCTTGCGCGGCGGCTGTTTGCTGACTCAGCTGATTAATTTTAGCCATCACCTTATTAACCGGACCCGTCACCTTGTCGATGATGCCGATTGAATAAGTAAGTTTGTCTAATTTACTGAGTGTGGCCATTCATTACTCGCTGAGTGCTTGGCATATGCCGTTGTTTACAGCTATTGCTAAGTTTTCTTGCTGTTGGGTTTCAAGGTAAAGCGCCTGAGCTAAGCTTTCGTCGGTTACTGGCACGTTGCTAAAATATTTAGCGTGATACGCCAGTAACTGATCAAGCCGGCTTTTGCCTATTTGCCTGGCCCGACTTTCGATTTCTTTACCGTAAAATTAAACTCGGGCTGGTATTCTTCAACAATCGCACCGACTAAAAACAATGCCGCGCCTGGTTGTTGCACCAGTTCTTTTAACTTTTTAGCATCTGCTTCAACTACTGTATTCAAAACAAAGTTAGTGGCTGGCTGTACTTTGTTGTTAGGCTGAGTCGAATTAATGTATTTGTTGTAGTCTGCGCCATTTACGTTAAATGTGATTTCGCCTACTGGTGTTTCAATTGTGATATTTTTCTCAAACGCCATGATCAATTACTCTCTTTAATGTCGGCTTGCTCTAGCAAGGTGTATGTAAAATAAGGGCCATACTTGGCGGCGGATTGTTCACACAAAGCAATAAACTCATCAAAGTCATTTGGGCTTGCAAACACTTGGCAACCGGCAGACCATTTATCAACTTGGGTTGATGTGGTTTGACTGTTTGCACGGTGGCAATTAATACCAAAATAGCCTTGCTGTAGTTGAGCCTGTGGTGTGACGTCCGTGTCTAACTCGGTGTCTTTGTTGTTGTCACGCAGTACAACAACGGGTTTATGTTGAACAAGGGCGCGGTACTTGCCCTGGTGGTAACCTAGCGTCCATAAACTTTTATGTTGCCCAGCAATAAGTACTGCTGTGCCATCTATATTCATTGGGTGTTTACGCCAGTAGTGGCCTGCATCTGTGGTGGCCTTAAACTGCTTTAGTTGCCACTCACCCTTTTGCTGATACAGCACACAAATAACATCGTTAAACGTGTTAGCACGGGTATTTGTATGACGAATACCTATGATATTTAGGTTAAGTTCCCCTTCAAACACACGATAACCACAGGCTTGCAGGGTGCTTAGTAATACTGTTGCAGTGAGTTTACGAATGGCTTTAGTCATTACAAGTCTCTCACTTCATCGTCAGTTAGGTACGGTACACCGTTGATTTTTACAAAATCAGGGCTGGTGATTGGGCACTTAATTGATGTGGTATCTTCTTCCCCGCCTTCAGCTTTAATGTTGAGTAAATCCTCTAATTGAGGCAAACAACCAAACGCTTCGATGTTCTTTTTGCCGGCGGTTACTTCGGCATTAAACGCCACATCGAATGGCTCAATCCCTTTCCAGCTGCCTGCTTTTTCAGCTTGCGCCTGCACAATTAACCAATTCTCATGGTCGAGTTTTAACGTGACTTCACCCGATACAGGGCCATCAACAAACCCTTTAGGAATACCACGCACCATTTTGGCTACACGGCCATCAGTGATTTTTACGGATGCTTCAATTACATGCACCATTGAATCACCAATGAATATGTCGAAGTCTTTACCGCCTAATACTTTTTGCATGCTTGCTCCTACTCTTCGTTATCTAACATGATGCCCACGATTATGGTGCTAGGTGAGTCAATGGGTTTAACTTTGAGCATTACTTGAATGGTCTTTTTGTTAAGCCAGGTAATACTGATACTGTCGTCTTTTGGTGGATCAATTAAACCAGGGAACTTGTCGGCACCAATGTTGATAGAGCGTGCCATTTCACGCAGGGGTTTACCCATTACACGCTTACCAAATTCAGTACCACTGGTGCTGCTATTAAGACGGCGGTTTTTAATTTGCTGAATCCCAATAATGCGCACCGCGCGTGCTGCCATATCAACAATGCGGCCCGATTCTATTTGCTGAAAGTCGCCGCCTTCAGCATCAAGCATGTTTACATCGCCAAAATACGTTCCATCGAAATCAGGGTAAAACTGAGTGCAACTAAAACGCAGTGCATCAAGCGCAGCAGTGGTTGAATTGGTAAGCGGATTGCCGGCGGCATCATTGGGTAATGGCATCAATGACATTGCACCAGTAAGTACGCGCATTGGGCTATCGGCAATCGTCACTGAGCGTTTACATAAACGCCCTGTTACTGCGCCTAATTCGTCACCAAATAACAAAGGAATAACGGCCACTTGCGTTGCTACTACACCATCGGTTAAAGGTTGTAATGCAGTGACTAAATCAGGCCAGTTTTGCTCAGCTGTTAAACCTGGGGCAGCTATTAAAATACGAACACGACGGGCAAGGCTTGATAGAATTTCAAGCGCTTTTGCTTGATAGCTTTCAATCTCGGCTTTGCCTGTAACCGGCGTACAAATAATAATAATTTCAGGGCTTACGTCTTGGTCCATAGCTTTATCAATCAAGGCCATTACGTTATCGCCTGCGCTATGCGGGATTGCATAACCACTTACTAAATCGTCGCCGTTACGTTGCCATGCTTTCACTTGCGTTTTTAATGGCGAGTCGGCAGCGCCAAACTCAACATCAAAATCGCTTTGTGCATTAATAGATAAAATTTTGCCATTGTTCTCGCTCGCTTGACCGATAAACAACACGCTGCGTTCTACCTGTTTTGTAGCGCCGCTGCCTGTTTGTATGGCGGCAACGGTTACTTTACCTTGTGCCATGATCGTTCCTTTTGCTTTGCGCTACGCCACGTGCATAGCCTTGTTTAAAATAAAACTTTGTTGCTGTTTTTGCTCGCTAACGGTTTGCCCTAAAAATGAGCGGGCTGGCAAGTCAATTTGCCACGCGCTCTTGCTTGAGCTGCCCTTTAAATCGCGCAGTAAAAACCCTGCTTGGTTAATGCTTAAATGCTCAGTTATCCATTTAATGCTGGGGCGTTTACTGCCCTTGCCTTTGCCGCGCGGAATTATGTAACCCTCGGCTATTAATGCCCGGGCTAAATTGCGCGTAGCGGGCCCTTCTTTATTTTGTGCGGCTTTATTTTTTGGTTTGCCAGCATCGAGACTTACACCTTCTTGATGAGCTCGGGCTATTTTTCCGCTATTGCCACCACTAAAATAAACACCTGCGCTATCTGCCCCATAGCGCACTTTCATATTGCGTTTTAGCTTGGTAAGCATTTTCTTTTTCTTACCGTTTGCGCGGCCTTGCCATGTTTTGCCTGTTAAATCTGTTTGCCTGGTAATGCGCTCTTTACTACTTTTATTTGCCCCGCGTATGGCACCACGTAAAATGTTGCGGCGCTTATTTGGAGTAAGCAGTAAAAACTTTAATTGTGCTTTGCTTTGGCCTTCATCAAATTTGACGTTAAGCACGACTTACTTGGCCTTGCAGTATAAATTCCTCAGCTATCCACAAACTTTGCTCGCCAAAGTCATAACGCTGGCCGTTTAATTCAAAGGGGCCGTTATCTGTTTGAATAAGTTCTATGTCTTCGCACAGCTGGTTAATAGTCAGCTCTACTTCATTGCTGTTGTCGTCGTTAACGTCTGCGCTAAATTCAATGTCGGTGCTGTCATATCTACCGCCATTGTTTTGCAGCCAAAACCCAGCAAAGGCACAAATAAGCGCGGCGGGTGCTGAGCATGGATTAATGCTGATAACACCTGAGTAATAAAACCGCGCAGCTAATAGCCCGTTACCATTAATGGTTTTGCTGCTTGGCTCTATGCGCCCGCCTTCTATCCAGCTATCAAATTGGGTATTGAGCGCTAGCTTATGGCCTTGGTATTCAACGCTTACTAAATGCTGTTTAAGCTGCTCAATTTTGCTTTGGCTCATAACAGTTCTACCGACAAGTTAGGGCTTAAGGTTTGCAATAAACGCAGTGCGTTTATGCTTTCGTTTACCCAATAGTCATGGTTATCAATCGCTGATTGGCTTTGTGCTGTGGCGTTTTCACGGTGTGTGCTGCTAAGTTTTGATACGAGTAATTTAGCTTTTGCTTTGCTATAAACCGCCGTGTTGTAAAACAATACTTGTTGCGCATTTAACGCCGCACCATTGGTAAGCACTGCGCTTGCTAGTTCTTGGTTAATTTCGGCCTGTGCTCGCTTTAGCTTTTCAACAAGAAGTTCGCTTTTATTGGCGTACTCTTGGGCTATGGCGTAGTGCTCAATAAAATAAGCCGTGCTTAATGCTGGGTAATAACCATTGCCTGGCACATCAACATTAGTGCTTTGTAAATCTGCTTTTGGCATACCGCTTAAATTCATATTGCACCTGTAAAAACACACGTTAAATTAGGTGCGGGCGCCACTTAGTCACGCGCGTTAAGCAAGTAATGCTAACGTTGTGCTAAGTTGCCCGCTGGCGTTGGAGCTGTTACTCGCTAACCGTTGCTTTTAATTGCTTTGCTAGCTTATCGACTAAGCCTTTTACCCCTGCTTTGTCGTTAATCACTTGGGCGCGCTCTGCAAATAACAGTGCGTTACCATAGTTATGTAATGCGGCATCAACCTTTGCAGCAATGGCGTACAACTTACCGCCCACCACTTCAAGACCGTTCCAATCTTGGTTTTTAACGGTATTGATCAAGCCACGCAGTACATAGCTAATATCAAATAAGCCTTGTTGCTTTGATTCTGTTAGGTAGTAATTAGCATCATCGTAGAGTTGGTCGATAACGAACGCAGGCCAATGCTTGGTATTAAATACTGTGGGTAGCGGTTGCTTTTGCTCAATCATAAATGGCAATAATTCAAGCACTGCATCCCAGCGTTTTAAGTCAACTAGCCAAATAAACACCCATGCTAAAACGGTGTTTGGGTGGCATTGGCCGCTTAACCGGTATTCGTTTATGTAGGCTAAATAATCTTGGCGCTCTAATGCTTCTGATTTATATGTTGCTTTGTCTGCTATGTCGGTAAATGTTTTTAGTTGAGCTAAGTCAGATTCGATGGCGGCTGCATAAAGCTGGTACTCGGTTTGCTTATTAACGTTGCTTGGCGCATGGGTGTTTGTGGCTGTTGCCACCACCATTGGCGCATTAGGTTTAGTGCTTGTTGGTACGCTGCTTGCTGCTTTTGCTAATGATTTTTTGACTAAGCTCATTTAAAAACACTCTTTAATTTGGTTAAAAAAAGCCGCCCCGAAACTAGGGAAAAGGGCGGCTAATGGCTACTGCTAATAAATAGTTAATTAAGTCCAGGCAGTGCCAGCGGCGTTCGCCAACTTAATGCTGGTTGATTCGAAGTACATGACTTTTTCAAGGTCTTCGACGTAATAGCAATCGTTGCGTGATAGGTAGTCTTCAACGCGTTTTTTCTTAGCGTTGTTTTCTACACTGGTACGCGTTGAGCCCGTTTGTACGTAGTGGCTTAAGTTGTCAAAGCTGGTGACTAAAATACCGCGAGCGGGGAAAAACGAAATTTTGTACGTCATTAAACCGCCGTAGGTATCAATCACCTGTTGCAGCTCAATTTTGGTTTTTTCGCTTGGGGTATGGGCTTGTTTGGCGTACAACTTATTTTTGTCGTGCGCTAAAAGCTCGTCGCCAATAATAGCCACCATGTTTGCACGTTTGTGCTCTGGAATACCTTGCAATGCATCGTGCACCGCTTGGTCTAGGTTTTCGTAATCGCCACCTTTACCAATGCGAATTTCGTTTTCGGTAGCGCCTTCACTAATGGCACGCTCTGGTGCATCGCGGCGAATTAGTTGTAGCCAACCAATGTTTACATCGTTCATCATTGGGTAGGCTGTAATGTCGGTTGTATCGGCTACATGTGTACCATTCCAACCAATTTTAATAATGTCGAGTGCAATAGCCTGGCGTACGTGGTTGCGATAGCGATTATGAAAATCAGGGAACTTAGACCACTGATCCATTTTTACCCATGTGATATGAATGTCGCACTCTACTGGGTAACAGCGGTATTCACGCTTAGCGAGCTTTGATACATCGCGGGTTTGTCGCTCTTTTGTGTCGTCAGTTTCTACACCGGCGCGCCCTGTTATGCCACCATCTACACTCATGATCACCGATTGACCAACTAGGTCATCAACCGGTACGGTGTTGATCATCTGTAAAAATTCAGCCGACTCGTAAACCGCATCATATAAATGCTGCTCTACTGTAGGCTCAACGTTGAATTGCTCGCTCATTGAGGTAACGCCGTAATTAACGGCCATGCCAGCCATAATGGCGACAAATAATTCTCTAGTTCTGGTTTTCATATTCTTTCCTGCGTTTAGCTAAATTGAGTTAGGTGGAGTGCAATTAGTACAAATTATTGTACTTACCCTCTTCGCCTTCGTGCTCTTCGTCGGCGTCAGTGGTATCACCCGCAGGTGCTTTTAACGCTTTGGTAAACTTGTCGTTAAGTTCACCTAATGCTGTTTTTGTTTTTAGTAGCTCTTCTTTAACTTGAGCTAATTCGGTGTTTTCATCATCAACTGGCGGGGTTTCTTCGCCTTCCACTTTTGTGGTTGAAAACGAATCAAGCTTTGTGGCAAGCCCATCTAGCTTTTTACCAAACTCACTAAGCGGTGTGCCGAGGGCATCTTTTAATGCGGTGGCTAATTCTTCTGGTTTCATATCGGATTCTTCCTTTGCGAATAGTCGTTTAAAAAAGGGTTTTTTAGGGGCGGCGTCGATAGGCTCACATGATCCTAAATCAACTTTTAATAAAGAGACGTCCGTGTCATCTGGCTTGCTCTTACTACTGAAATGGATACGGTCGGTATAACAACTGGCTGGGTAATCGGTCACGGCTAAACCGGTTAGGTAGGTTTTACCCGTGCCCATAAAATCGCGGCTAATTTCGATACTAAAATAAACGGCTTGATCTGCTTTGTTTAGCTCTACAAACCCTTGATTGGGCGCAAGCACTGCGTATAAACACACAATGCCTTCTTCGTTTTCATAGGCTGCAACGCTTTCTACATCGCCCAACATGCCGGGAATATCCACGTTATGCAGGTTTTTAGCGGCCCAGCCTGACCAGTTAAATTCGTGATCAACATTAATACGTGCACCGTATTTACGTGGGTTGTAGGTTTCTACAATGTCGGCTACGTCTTGCTCTGATATTTCGCGGCCGTCAACGGTCATACCTACAGCGGCAATCGATAACGGTTTAGTACGTAGTTGACCTGGCATAAACAACCCTTTTTAAATATGTGCAAATTAAGCGTATTGCTTTAAAGTGATTGCAGTTTGCACCCTCTTTTTATTCCTTTCCAACGGTTTAACTTTTTGAAATTCCTATATTTAACTTTTAGGAATGGACAGGTTTTTGACTGACAGATTAAGCGCTTTATTGCGAATACACTGCCGCTATGAACTAATTAACGCGGTGCAATAGATGGCGAACTACGGACCAGAGATACGTAAAAAAGCACAAGATTTGTATGTTGTTGAGGGTTACACGGTTGATGAAATAGCCGAGCTTGACGACATGCCAAGTGCACGTAGTGTTCGCCGCTGGGCTGAGGCTGGCAAGTGGGAGGATATGTGCCCAAGCTATAACGCCGAAATGGCCTTCAGCAAACGTATTAATGTACTGGCCGATAAAGATGATAAAACCGATGCTGACTATAAAGAGCTCGACTTTTGCACTCGCCAGTTGTGCGCACTTAATAAAAGTAAATTAGCCCCTGCCCCTAAACAGCGCGCAAGTAATGACGGCAACGCGAACAATAACAGCGGCAACAGTCATAGCAGCAACGATAAAAAATCAAAGAAGAAAAAGAAAAACGATTGCTCTGGCATTACCCTTGAAATGCTTAACGAGCTTAAAGACACATTACTTTACCCTCACCAAAAACATTGGTTTGATAACCAAGACCACCGTACCCGCTTTATATTAAAACCGCGCCAAATTGGCGCGACATTCTATTTTGCCTTTGAAGCGTTTTACGATGCTGTGGTGAATGGCCGTAATAAAATATTTATATCCGCGAGCCGCGACCAAGCCGAGGTATTTAAAGCCAATATTGTGGCGTTGGTGCGTGAGCATTTTAATGTTGAGCTTAGCGGCTCGCCAATGGTGCTTAATTTAGCCGGCGGTAAAACGGTTAAATTAATTTTTAAATCAACCAATGCCCGTACTGCACAATCTGAATCCGGTGATTTATATATAGACGAAGTGTTTTGGATACCTAAATATAAGTCGTTGCGCGGTTTGGCGCAGGCTATGGCAACGCATAAACATTTACGTATTACCTATTTTAGTACGCCATCGGTTACCAGCCACGAAGCCTACGACCATTGGAACGGTAAATGGTACCGAAAAACAAAAGCGTGTAACGATCCTGAATTTGCCATAGATGTAAGCCACAAAAACTTAAAAAACGGCCAACTGTGTGACGACGGTATTTGGCGTCAAATGCTCACGGTTTACGATGTAGTAACCAGTGGTTTTGACCGTATAGATATTGGCGTACTTGAAAACGAATACAGCGTAGATGAGTTTAATAACTTGTTTATGTGTAAGTTTATTGATGATGCGCACAGTGCGTTTAACCTTAAACAGCTTATGAACTGCGTGGGCGATTCAACCAAGTGGAGCGACTTTGATTTAGACTATGAGCGCCCATTTGGCCTGCGCCCTGTTGTGATTGGTTTTGACCCTGCCCGCTTTGGCGATAAAGCAAGTGTTGCCATTTTAAGTGCGCCCATGCAGCCAGGCGAAAAGTTTTTACTGCTTGAAGCGCTTGATTTAAGCGGCAACGACTTTGAAGCCATGGCAAACGAGATAAAACACCTCACCGAAAAATACAACGTTGTGCATATTGGCGTAGACACTACTGGCATTGGTTATGGTGTGTGGGAGCTTATTACTAAGTTTTACCCTAATGCCGAGCCGATTCATTACAACCCTATTATTAAAAACCGCATGGTAATTAAAGCCATTAACGTTATTCAAAATCGCCGCTTTGAGTTTGACCAGGACGCAGTAAACATTGCCAGCTCGTTTATTAATATTCGCCGTAAAGTGGTGGGCGACCAAATTACTTATGCCACAAACCGAACCGCTACAACAGGCCATGCCGATATTGCGTGGGCAATTATGCACGCCATGTTATTTGAACCACTCGACGGTAATGCCCATAGCCGTCAAACATCTGTAGGAATTGCAGCTTAATGAGTAAACCACGATTACAAGTAAGTAACGGCCAAGCGCCAAACTACAACCAACGCACAGCGGTAACCGATACGTTTAGCTTTGGCGATCCGGAGCCTTGTTTAGACAACCGGCTAACCGATTACGTTGGGGTGTTTAGTGACAGTAACGGCATTTACGCACCGCCCATTAATTTGCAGGGCTTGGTTAAACTGCTGCGCGTAAATGCCCAGCATGGGCCTATTCTCTACTTTAAACGCAACATGATTTTAAAGTGGTATAAGCCTAATCCGCTGTTGAGCCATCAAGCCCTTAGTAAGTTTGCGTTTGATTTGCTGTGGAGCGGCAACGCCTATTTGCAGGTTATTAAAAATTCATTTGGGCAAGTTATTAAGCTGCGCCATTTACCTGCACTGACTATGCGCTATACCGATAAACGCGGTGTATACGCGCAATTAAGTAACCACAGTCATGAACCTATTTACTTTAATGCGGGCGAAATAATTCACGTAAAAGAATACGACCCCGGGCAAGGTATTTATGGCATACCGCAGTATTACGGCGGTATTCAATCAGCGCTACTTAATGAAGATGCCACGCTATTTCGTCGCCGCTATTACAAGAACGGCGCGCACATGGGGTTTATATTCTCAATGGCTGACCCTAATTTAAGCGCTGATGATGAAACCGCCCTTAAAAATGCCATACGTGACAGCAAAGGTGTGGGTAACTTTAGAAGTTTGTTTTTTAATTTTCGCAGTAATAAAGCCGATGCCGAAAAAGCGATAAACATTACACCAGTGGGCGACATATCAACAAAAGACGAATTTGAGCGCATTAAAAAAATTACGCTTAACGACATGCTCAGCATGCACCGTGCGCAAGAAGCACTGAGCGGTCAATCATCTGGTGATAGCCCAGGCTTTGGCGACTTAGACAAAATTACTCGCGCCTATTACAACAACGAAGTTGTGCCCCTGCAGCAAGACGTATTAGGCATTAATAATTACCTAACTGCCGCGCAGCATATTGAATTTAAAGAGCCTGAGTATTCAGACTTAAACCCAACACCTAAGGAAGCCACATGAGCTGGATAGATGTAACAGAGTTTATTAAACAATGGGGGCGTTTATTTATGTTGAGCTTTTTAGCAGCCGCTATTCAAATGTATTTAAGCAAAAAGCAATTTACGTTTTTTCATTACTGTATGAACGTGCTCGTTGCTATTTTTGCAGCGTACTTAGCCGCTATGTTTTGTGAGTGGCGCGGCTTTGACGAAAGCCTAAAAACGGGCGTGATTGGCGTAACAGCGTATGCAGCTCCACATATTTTAGAAGGGTTCGACAAGCTAATTAAAGCGTTTAGTAAAGACCCTAAAAGCTTTCTTAAATTTATACGAGGGATTAAATAATGGGATGGTTAAAAACACTGGTTTCGTTCATCACTGACCCAATAGCTGATTTAACCGGCGGCTACGTTGAGCGTAAACGCATAGCGGCAGAAATGGCCGCTGATGTAGCACGTGCTGAAAACAACTTTAAAATTGCCCAGTTTGAAGCCAAAGCAAAACGCTGTATGCAGGCCGAGCAAAACGACGCTGACTATGACTTACTGGTTTTAAAAAACCGCGATAAAACCATGATGGATGAAGTGATCATTTTATTCTCTTTGGGTTTGTTTGTGTGCCATTTTATACCGGCAATGCAACCCTACATGCATAAGGGCTGGCAAGCTATGGGCTATACCGGTGCGCCCTGGTACTTTGAGTTTGTGATTGTAGGTATTGCCGTTTCAACACTTGGGCTAATGCGATTGTTTAGAGCGTTTTGGGGGAGTCGGGATAAAAAGAAAAGCGCTAGTTAGGAGCTAGCGCCTCAAGCTTTAATTTTGCGATTTATCAATTTTAGAAATTAATGTATCAAGCACCATTAAATCATTAGCCTTTTCCATATATTCATCGCTATCTTCATCAAGCTGTTTAAGCTCTACTGTTTCTTTTTCAACCCTGCTTTTAAGAGTACTTTTAATTAATCTAAGCTCTAATTGTGAAAACATAATTATCCTACATCTTTATTTGGTATACCGATAAAACAAGGGATAGCCATTGAGTCTAACTGATTTAATTTATCTAAGTACAGAGTCACAGGCATATCGTATAGAGGGCGAATAGTAAAATGGTTTTTACCTAGAGATCCCCCATCATCTAGTGAAACAT